ATTTGTAACACCTGTTCTAACTTCTCTAACTGTATCTAAGTATTCTAATAATGGGAAAGCTTGTTGTGAAATTGGTTGAGCTTGTATTGGTTGCATTACTTGGTTAGGTGCTTGTTTAGTTCTAACTACACCACCAGGTCTTGATGTAAGTAAATCATCCATATTTACCATACCATCCATAACTGCAACTCTGTTGTTATTTGTTAAATACATATTATCTAACAGTTGTCTCATTACAGTTGATTTCATTAATTGAATATCTTCAACTAATTCTGAAACTGATCTGCCATAAAATCTATGTGGCATTGGAATAGGTGTAACTGAAACAAATGGAATGCTATCACATGGCATATTTTCTAAAACAAATTCTGAACTTTCTCCTACAGATAAAATTTTTCTAAGTTCTGCGATACCATCTCCATCTGCATCATAACGAACATAGTTTTCATAAACTGTTACAAGTTGTGTTGAAATGTTATCGGAAGTGTTGAATGGAAAATCTTCTATGTTCTGGTATCTTGCTAATCTTTCTGTATTAAGAGTTGATGCGTCAGAAGTTGGAAGACTTTCTACATCTTCTTTATCATAACCCATGCTAATTAATTCTGATCTAGTCATTTGAACTCTATGAGAAACAAAGTTTGCATCTTCAAGTTTGACTGCCATACGATCTATTAAAAATTCTTCTGGTGGAACTGATTGAACTTTAATACTTCCTTTTGTATTTGTTCTTTTTATTTTGCAATTATATAAATTAAAATTAGGTGTTTGAACTTCTTCAGTATTTAAACCTTGCTGCTGTAAAGATTCAATTTGCTTTTCAAAATTCTCTTTTGCTTTTTCATCTACAGTTATTGTTTCTTCTACAACTTCAATTTCATCTTGTGTATCGTTGAGAGCATCCTTTTCAGCTTGTGTTAAATTTTGATAAGTTTCATATTCTACTTTTTGAATTTTATCATAGTAAATTTTTAATATTCCATTTTTTTCTAATAAAGCATCTTTGAAAAAATTATATAATAATTGAAAGCCATCATTTTCTTTATAGAAAACATGATTTAAATATGCTGTAGCTTGATCGGCTAAAGGTGCATCATCTGCTTTAACTGGTTCACAAACTACAACTTTATCTGATGCAGTAAAAACTCTTAAAAGGTTTGGCAATAAACTTTCAATCGTATCAGCAACATCTGTACTTACGACTTGCGATCTACCATCTATTTCATTACCAAGTTTATCACCTTGATAATATTCTAAAGATTTTTCTCTTTCAGCAGATAATGTTCCACCTAAGAAACCTAATGAATTTTGAATGTGAGATTGTATTGTATTTTTTAATTCTAAATCTTCTAGTCTATCAATTTTTTTTGCCATAACTAAACTATGTAACTTGTATCAACCTGAACTGGTTCTTTCCAATTTGTTTTTTGTCCCCCAATAAATGTGCAGCCATATCTAAATGCGTCTGCTGGGTGTGATGCAAAGTTGTGTATCGGTCTATTTTTGAAACACTGATTCTTTTCATCCCATTTTTTTGAGTAAGCTTTTAATGCTTCAATACCCATTGCTGTTTTTTCTTTATCAAAATAACAATTAGGTAAAGCTTTTCTGACTGCTTCAATACCATCCTCAATAGAAAGTTTTGGTGCAATATCAAAAGATATACCTAATTCTAAAGCAATTTCCAACCTTGATTTTCCAAAAGCTCCTAATTCTCTAACTTTTATATCATGCGGAGCTATATGTCTATAATATTTATAGGGTTTGCTGTCTAGCAAGTCTGCATAAAAATCTAATCCTTCACCTGAGTTTTCTTCATAATCAATCACTCTAATTTGATCTCCATGTCTTTGAACAAACCAAATGGCTGTAGAGTCCTTTAATCCTAAATCCCACCAAGTCTCTGTATCTAAATTTTCATCATAAGCTACTTTTGTAATTCTTTCTGATGTTTCAAGTTTTTCTATAATAGCTCCATAGTATGAACCTGTAATAGCTGCTTGAAACGAACATTCAAACTCCTGGTTATATAGGTCTTCTGACATAGTATTTTGTGCAGATCGTAATTCTTCTTTGTCTAATATTTGTGTTTGAGATGCTTTAAAAACCCCTGTCCACCAACTTTTTTGTTGCATAGCTTCTTTATGAAGTTTGTAAAAATAATTTTGACCTTTTGGTGTACCTATAAATATACACCATCCTTTCCTGTCAGCTAATGCTGGTCTAATAATTTCTGGAAATAATGTTGGACTAATATTCTGCGTTTCATCCATAACACATCCATCTAAAAAGATACCCCTTAATGCTTGATCGTTTTCAGCACCTAAGATTGTTATTCTTGACCCATTTGGAAAGTCACATCTAAGTTCTGATTCATTGAATTTAACAAATGGAATATTCTTGGCGAAATTTTTAATATAATCCCATGCTGTACTTTTACCCTGTTTAAATGTTGGCGATATAAAGGCATATCTAGGATTCGGCTGTGTATTAGTTAAAGCATCCCTTATCATGTGGTTGATACACATTACAGTTTTGCCAGACCTCCTATGTGCCACAATTACGTTGAATCGGCTTTTAGGAATTTGTGTGTGCAAAAATTTTTGAAGTTTTCTAGGTGAATATGGAATTACGATTTCTGACATTTAAAATAAAACCCCTACTTAGTGAATAGTAGTATTATCAGGAAAAGGCAAGTTTTCTATGTTGAGTTCTTTACCGATATATCTTGAGAAGTCTTTAGCATCTTCATAATCTGTAAAACCTTCAAAATGAACTGATACAGAATTAGTTGCTTCTGAAACAAGAATGATTGCATATATTTTTGGCTTATCCATAAATCGGTCTCCTCATCTATTTATATACACCTCCCCATTTTGAACGACAAACGAAATATATAGTTTGGTGGTGGGGTTTCATCAAAACCCCCCATAAATACTAATACAACTACAACAATTACTGATAACGATACATTATAAGAACCAACTAGCACTAGAATTATATATTTATTATGCAACTAGCACCAGAATGTACTAGAAATAACGCAAACCTATAGCAACTGTGGGCAACAATACGCACAAACTTTGGCAGTCCATCAACAATAAATGTTGTATTACTTATCTTATTTAATAATTATTGTGACTTTTCCCACTTAACAACTAGCGGTGTTTCTGCGTTAAAGCTATGCTTTACTTGTTGTTTATTAGAGTATTTAGGTAATAAATGCGTTGCTTTCCACTTGGTTAAAGCGACAGCTTCCTTAACTAAGTGACTGATAGCAAGGTCGCCTTTACCATTTATTTTAAAATCAGCAATGGCACTTTCAAGCTGTGATGTTGCTTCACCTAATAAATAATCTACTCCATCACTTTTGGCTTGTTCATATTCTTGCCTTATTTTGGGCTTTTTGTGTAAAAGCTTTCTAAATCCCTCCCAAGATAATGATTTGGCTTCTAATACCTTTTTAATAGACTTACCCAATGCCAACTCTGCAAATATGGCTTCTAATACTTCTGCTGTAAATTTGATCTTATTACTCATAAATATGTTATTGACTAGGTATTGACAAGATAGTCATAATTTGTTATTAAATACCTATGTTGAATATATACAAAAAACTAACAAAAGAAAGGGTAAAAGATGACTAAAAAAACAATAAAAGAATGGGTACTTGAAGAAGTAAAAGATGAAACATTACACCTTGAAGATGTTGTAAAATATGGGTGTGTAAATGGCTCTGTATCATCATTAATTTATTACAGTGATACTGTAAAATTTTATGATGAATTTGAAGATGAAATATGGGATATGCTTCATGAAGATACAGAAAACTTTGGAAATGATAACATTTTAAAAACTATTGGACAATTCAATGGTGCTAAAAATGTTGGTTCATTAGATCAATTTAAAAATTTATTAGCTTGGTATTCTGTTGAGGAAACTTGCAGAAAGCTATTAGATGAAAAGGAACAAAAGGAGGTTGCCTAATGCTTAAAGCTTTCTATTTTGCTCTGTGTTATGTGTTAGCAATGTTTGGGTTGCTAGTCATAACACAGATTAATTTATGGCTAG